TTATGGCAGTTAGGCGAACATCGTCTGATTTGTGGGGATTGTACGGACGCTGGAATTATTAAACGGTTAATGCAGGGCGAAAAAGCGGACATTTTATTCACAGATCCCCCTTATGGCGTTGGCGTAGTTGGCGAGCAAGGCAACATTGGCGGCGATACTAAAAACGCAAAGGCGGGAACCTATCATCAGGTTATTGGCGATAATAAACCATTTGACCCAAGACATTTATTTTTACTTGCTGACCATTTAATAATTTGGGGTGCAAATTACTTTTGTCTTGACTTGCCATATGAGGGACAATGGTTGGTATGGGACAAGAACAGACCTGACGGCACAAGTTTTGGTGAATGTGAACTTGCCTGGACTAATGGTGACGGTATAGCAATCAAGAAATACAAATGTACTTGGGATGGGTTTCATCGTGAAGGCGAGAGCGGAAAGCGTTTTCACCCAACACAAAAACCCGTGAAGTTGTCAGCAGATATTTTAGAAGGCGTAGATGGTGATATTGTTTTGGACGTCTATCTCGGTTCCGGCACGACCCTCATCGCCTGTGAGCGCCTGAACCGCAAGTGCAGGGCAATCGAGATTTCACCTGCGTACTGCGCCGTTGCAATCCAGAGGTGGGTGGATGTTACCGGCGGCGAGCCGGAATTGGTGAAACAGTGACGAACTTTAGCGAAGGGGTAGGGTTTGGCAGATAAAAAACATTATACGGCGGCGCAATTTATAAAGGCTATCCCTGGTACGGGTGGTATTATTAGCGCGCTTGCGGATAAGGTCGGCTGTACCTGGCACACCGCTAAAAAGTATGTTACAGAGTATGCTACCGTTGCTGAGGCGTGGGAGGCTGAGCGTAATAGAATAACGGACAAGGCTCGGCATAATATCGTCAAGGCCATTCACGGCGGCGACTTGCAGATGTCGAAGTGGTGGCTGCAAGTTATGGATGATGAGTTTGTCCCACGACAGCGTGTAGACCAGAAGACGGAGCATGATGGTGAAGTGAACATTAACGTTCGGTATGTGGACGATGGCGATTGATTATGATGTTAACTTCCCGCAACCGCACGAAAAGCAGATGGAGTTTATCAATTCACCTGCGAAGCGAAAGGTTATTGTTGCTGGGAGGCGTGGAGGTAAGACGACCGGTGTGGCGATAGCTGCTGGTAAGATGGTGTTGAATGGGCGTCGGATATTAGAGTCCGCTCCAACACAAGAGCAGACAGACGCATTTTGGGAGACGATCAAAGGCTACTTCGGAGAATTGATCGTTGCTGGACTGGCTAAGAAAAACGAAACGAGGCGCCTATTGGACTTTTGGAACGGTGGGCGTATACGATGTAAAACAGCGTGGGATGCCGACACTTTGCGTGGTGACTATGCCGACCTGCTTATACTTGACGAGTTTGCGGATATGGATATTGACGCATGGGACGAGGTAGGCGCTCCAATGTTACTTGATAATGATGGTGACGCTGTTTTTATTGGCACGCCCAAAAGACGCAACCATTTCTTCAAGATGTATCAGCAAGCGGTTGCCGATGATACTGGAAGATGGGACGCCTGGCATTTTACCAGTTACGATAACCCACACTTGAGTGAGGATGCGCTTGCGGAGATAACAGCGGATATGACAGATAGCGCATATCGTCAGGAGATCATGGCAGAATTTCTTGAGGGCGAAGGTGCGGTATTTCGTAACATATCGGCTTGTATGAGTGCCCCGTTGAATACCACGCCTAAAGACCACGAGGGGCACAAGCTGGTTGCCGGTGTGGACTGGGCAAAGCAGAACGACTTTACCGCTATCAGCATTGGTTGTCTGGATTGCAGGCAGGAAGTGGCGCGAGACAGGTTCAATAAAATAGACTTTCATTTTCAGCGTCAACGGCTGAAGGCATTGTGTGAGAAGTGGCATGTAAACTTTGGATTAGTGGAGACTAACAGTATTGGCGAACCGAACCTTGAAGAACTGCAGCGTGACGGATTGCCGTTCAGGGGGTTTGAAACTACGGCTAAGAGCAAGTCACCCTTGATAGAGAATTTGGCGTTGACGCTTGAAAAAGAAGAATGGCAATTTCAAGAGGATCAGATCTGGACGGGTGAGCTTGAGGCATACGAGCGGAGTGTTAGTAAGAACACGGGCAGAAGTACTTATAGCGCACCTGAGGGGATGCACGACGACACCGTTATCGCGAGGGCGTTGATGGTGGAGTGTGACAACCGGCACGGCGTTATCCTGTTTGGTGCATAGGAGATATTATATGGCAGAAACTTATAAAGTAATAACCGAAACCCCTGGATGGCTTAACCGGCTGGTTGGCGATGGCGTCCCTGATGACAATGCTTCACTCTATCGCAAAGTGCCCTATCTGTTCAGGCTTGTTCAGTTGCGTTGCGACACGTTATCGTCTGTCCCAGTAAAGCTGTACAAACTTGATGATGAGGATGAGGTAGACGAGCAGGAATGGCCTTATCCAACGAAGCTAAAAGACTTACTGTGGTGGTGGGAGGCCGGGGCGTTGTTATCCGGTGCTGCCTACGGGGAGATCATGATGAATAGCGGCGGGTATCAAAAAGACGTGCGCTATCGTAACCCGTTTTACATGGATGTAAAATACAAGGACGGCATTATAACCATAAAACAGAACTCGAGCGGTACGGAGTGGAAAAACAACATCTTTACCGACGAGTATGAGATGGTGTACTTTGCGGAGTATGACCCTTCTCAAGACTTGCTCCCTGGCGTGTCTCCCGCTATCTCAGCAAACGTTGATGCCAAACTGCTGTATGCGTTATCTAAGTTCCCTGAGATGTACTTTGAGGGCGGCGCGATGCCGGTAACGGTGGTGGGCGTTGACACCACAGATGAGGGGGAAATTAAGCGAATGGAGACGTTTTTTAAAAAGGTTGCAAGTGGATTAAAAAACGCATTCCGCACTTTAGGCACGAGAGCAAACAGTATTGACGTACAAACGATTACCCCTCCCCTAAAAGACCTTGCTATGCCAGAGATAAACGCTCAGGCAAGGGACAACCTGTTAACAGCGTTTGGCGTGCCTAAGACCTTGCTGGATAGTGAGGCGGCGAACTACGCAACCGCACAAGAAGATCGCAAGTCGTTCTATCAAGAAACCATCATGCCTAGAGCGCGCAGGTATGAGGACATTCTTAATCTGCAGTTACTGAGAAAAGAGGACTTGCGATTAGAGTTTTCGTTCAACGAGCTTGAGCTATTTCAAGAGGACGAAAACGAGCGGGCTGAGTTGCTGAGCAAACTTACCTTTTCGGGCTTGCCGTTGGAGCTTGCCATGAGGATTGCGGGTTATGAGCTGACCGATGAGGAGCAGGCGATGTTAGAAGAAAAGCAGCAGGAAGAAAGCGACGACGAGAGAGATGAGCTAACTGAGGAGCTTGGGCGTTGGGCGCGTATGGCTGAGAAGCGTGTTAAGGACGGGCGTGATATACGCGAGTTTGAAACTGACATTATTCCTGGAAGTTTGCACGCAGCCATAACGGGTGCGCTGGAGAGTGTTGAAACGCCTGAGGATGTCAAGTTGATATTCGATAATGCCTTAGAGTGGCGAGGGTATCCGTAAATGCAAGTTATTAACCGTGACGAGTTAGAGAGACGTCTTGCGAAGGTGGTTGGCAAGGACTTACAGGATGAACTTAAAAAGCTCCTGGACTATCTTGGGGATCCGCCACGACTTGCAAACGTGCCTAACGAATACTGGTCACGGGGTTGGCGAGATATTCAAAAGGACGTCGAGCCGATATTGCTGGATATTTACTTACAGCAAGCTGAGGCGTTGATGACTGACGTTAATATCGGTGTAAGCTGGGATCAGGTTAATCAGCAGGCGAGTAATTGGTCACGCGATCATACTGAGCAAGTGCTATCCGAGATGTTTAATCGGAGATATGAGCATCTCAACGAAACCATACCGAGGTTTTACGAAGAGGGCTGGAATATCGGCCAGCTTACGACAGAGCTTGAACGTTGGTATGACCCTGTGAGAGCGGAGATGATAGCCGTCACGGAAACCACACGGGCAGCCGTTGAGGGGGAGCTGGCTTATGTGGAACAATTGCGCAGGGAACTTGGTGTTAATCTTGTCCCTGTCTGGAATACTGCAAACGATGAGCGGGTTTGTCCTATTTGCGGGCCTAAACACCGTAAAGAGATAACGGATGGTGTCTACCCCCCAGCACATCCACGTTGTAGATGCTGGACGAGCTACACCATTCCAGAGGACGTGAGATCATGATAACGATAAGAATAGAGGGTTTGGAGGACTTAATAAAGAAAATGGACTCCCTTGCTAGTATGCGCAGGGTGAAGGGTGCTATTTTCGAGGCGGCGGAATACCTCAAAGATAAGGTTGCCGACTATCCGCATCATGTGAGTCGTCCCAATCCTCTTATTAGGCTTGACCCAAAGGTAAGGCGAGGGTTCTTCTATCACCTAAATAAAGGCGATATTGAAGTCCCATACCGCAGGGGTTCGTCTCCTGGGAGCGAAAAGCTGGGGCAGTCCTGGAATATCAGCACGAGAAACGCAGGATTTACAGCAATTATAGGAACGGGCGTCAGTTATGCAAAGCTGGTGCAGGAGAGCGCAAACCAAACCAGCTATCACAGACGCACAGGTTGGATCACAACCAAACAGGTTAAGATGATACATGGCAAGCGAGCTATTGATATGATACGAGGCGCATTACACAAAGAGGTGACGAAATGAGTAATGAAAACAGGTTGCGAGTCAAGATACACATCCCTTCTGGGGCGGTAGAACGCAAAGAAAAAGCTGAAAAAAAGATTAAAGGGGATAACGCCTATCATGATACCGGTTGGAGGGTTCTGGGCGTGCCTTATGGAGGGCCGATAAAAGGGCGGGACCTTGACGGTGAGGCGTTCCACGAGAATACGGATGTTTGGCTAAAGAC